TGAGTTTTACATATGCAGAGCTAAAACAAGCCGTTCAGGACTACACTGAGAACGATGAAACGACTTTTGTAAACAATTTGCCGGTTTTCATACGTCAAGCCGAAGAGCGTATTCTAAAAAACGTTCAATTAAGCTTGTTTAAGAAGAATGTAAGCGGCGGCATGTCCGCGTCAAACAAGTATTTAGCTTGTCCTAGTGATTACTTATCGCCTTTTGCGCTTTCCTTTGTGGATTCGGACGGGGATCACGTGTTTTTAGACTTTAAAGACGTTGATTTTGTACAATCGTTTAATCCCGATGCTACGACCACGGGAAAACCACGGTATTACGCTGTTTTTGACGTAGATAACTTTATTTTGGGACCAACCCCCAATAGTTCGTATGCGGTAGAGTTACATTACTTCTATCGTCCAGCAAGTTTGACCGCAGGAGCGGATAGCGGCACGACGTGGTTAAGCGAAAACGCTCAAATGGCGCTGCTTTATGGAACTTTGATGGAGGCCTACATATTTATGAAAGGTGAAGCGGACGTTATGGCTATGTACGAAAAAAGGTTTACAGAAGCTATTAGCGGCATGAAAATGTTTGGCGAATCCAAAGAAGTCACCGATGAATATCGGACCGGCATGTTAATTAGGCCGAAACAATGAAATCTGAACTTGTAACACATAAGGAGACATAGGCATGGCCTTTACAGGAAATTTCATGTGTACAAGCTTCAAGAAAGAAATTCTTGAGGCCGTGCATAACTTTAAAAACTTAGGAGGCGACGCTTTTAAGATCGCTCTCTACACAAACAGTGCATCTTTTGATGCCTCTACTACCGCTTATACCGCGACTAATGAGGTATCCGGGACCGGTTATAGCGCGGGAGGAAACACTCTGACACGAGTTGATCCAACAACGTCTGGAACGACGGCTTTTACTGATTTCGCAGACACCACATGGTCGTCTTCAACGATTACTGCTCGTGGCGCGTTAATTTATAACAGTTCCGCCGCAGGAAATCCGGCTGTTGTGGTTTTGGACTTTGGGTCTGACAAAACTTCTACAAGTGGCGACTTTACAGTTGTTTTCCCAACGGCAGACGCAAGTAACGCCATCATACGCATTGCGTAAGGGGTAAAATCCGATGGCAGTGATTACGGGATGGGGACGAGGTTCATGGTCTGAAGGACCGTGGGGCGCGGCTATTCCGGTCACGGTCACGGGCGTTTTGGCTACAGGCTCTCCGGGGTCTGTTACTGTTATTGCGGAAGCCAATGTTCCGGTTACTGGGTTACAGGCAGCGGGCTCGGTAGGCTCCGTTCTTGTCACTGCGGATGCCAATACGGGCGTGACGGGCGTTTCGGCTACAGGTTCTGTTGGGTCTGTTACGGTCATTGAAGGCACCGGCGTTATTATTAACGTGTCGGGCCTTGCTGCTACGGGTTCGCCGGGCGCAGTCACCGCAACAGGAACGGCGGTAGTAAACGCAACCGGTGTTGCGGGCGCGGGTCAAGTTGGCTCTGTCACAGTTACTGCCGACGCAATTACTCCGGTTACGGGGTTAGAAGCTACCGCGGCGGTTGGCTCTGTTACGGTTACGGCCGCGGCGGATGTTTTACCTACAGGACTTGCCGCCACGGGTGGCGTAGGCTCTGTAGAAATCGGAATTTTTGTCTCGGTTCCCGTAACGGCCCCAGACCCTGCATTGGGTCAAGTGGGAGTTGCTGAAGCTCAACTCGCCGTAGATGTTAACGTAACCGGTGTTTCGGCCACTGGTTTTGTTTCCGGCGTGTTAGTTTACGGAAACATTGTCCCGGATCAAAATCCGGGTTATACTAATGAAACCCCAAGTCAATCGCCTGCGTGGTCGGAGGAAACACCATCTCAAAACGCTAGTTGGACGCGGATAGCAGCGTAAGGATATAAAAGATGCCAAGTACATATACAGTAAACCTCGGGATCGAGAAACCAGCCACCGGCGAACAATCCGGTACATGGGGCGATACCACTAACGTTAACTTTGATATTCTGGATCAAGCCGTTAATGGCGCGGCCCGGGTCACGCTTACTTCGGCGGGTACGTCGGGGTCCCCTAATACCTTGGCCATCACAAATGGCGCTACTTCGGATGGCCGCAATAAATGGGTTGAGTTTTATAGTTCGAGCGATCTTGGGGGCAACGTTTTTGTTCAACTAGACCCTAATGACGCCGAAAAGATTGTTTTTGTTCGAAACAGTTTAGGCGGCAGTCAATCGGTAATTCTATTTCAAGGCACCTATGATGCGGGCCGAGATTTAGAAATTCCGGCTGGAATGGACATGGTGGTTAAGTTCGATGGCGGCGGAGCGACGGCCACCACGACCAATGTTTTTCAACAGCTTCGCACAGAGGCCTTGAACATTGCGGGAGACGGCGCGACTGTTACAGGCATTAAAGACGAAGACGATATGTCTTCCAACAGCCCCACAAAGCTGGCCACACAACAGTCCATCAAGGCTTATGTAGATAGTCAGGTTGGCACGGTTGATACGCTTGCGGAGATTCTTGCTAACGGCAACACGACTGGTGGTACGGATATTTCTGTATCCGCTGGCGACGATATTACGTTTGCGGATAGTAGCAAAGCCATCTTCGGCGCTGGGTCTGACCTACAGATTTACCATGATGGGTCGAATAGTTATATCTCAGATCAAGGCACGGGGAATATTAAAATTCTGGCCGATGATTTCGTGCTTAAAAACTCGGCTGACACGGCCAATATGATTGTAGCCGTAACCGGCGGCGCTGCAACGCTATACCATGATGGCGACACTCGGCTCGCCACCACCGCCAGCGGTATCGACGTAACTGGGACAGCCGTAACGGACGGTTTAACCGTAGCTGGCAACGTGTCAGTCGATGGCGGCACAATCAAGCTGGACGGGAATTATCCTGTTGGTACAAACAACGTGGCGTTGGGTGATGGTTCGTTAAACGCTTCTATTACTGGAGCAAGGAACACTGCATTAGGTAATGTAAGTTTAGCGGGGTTGACTTCAGGCGCGCATAATGTCGCTATTGGAGACAACGCTGGTAATGATATTTCATCGGGCAGTAATAACGTTGCAGTTGGCAGTGCTAGTTTAGATGCGGCAACAACCGCGTCTAATAATACCGCTGTGGGGTATCAGGCTCTTTCCGACAATCTTGGTGGGGAGGATAACGTTGCTATTGGGGCTAATGCTGGAGATGATCTAACCACTGGCAGTGATAACGTTGCGGTTGGGTCAAACGCTTTGAGTGGCGTGGTAACGGGAGACAGCAACGTTGCTATTGGGCGAATAGCAATGCGGGAAAATAGTTCAGGCGCTTATAACGTCGCTGTTGGGTCAAACGCACTCCTCTCAAACACCACCGCAGATAACAACAATGTTTTAGGTATGAGCGCAGGGTATAGTAATACAACAGGCCATTCTAACAACTTTATGGGAAGAAATGCAGGGTACTCTAATACTACAGGCACTAGCAATACTGCGTTAGGCCATAACGCTCTTAATTATAACACCACCGCCAGCAACAACACGGCAGTTGGGTATCAGGCTGCTTATAGCACTACGACTGGTACGCAAAATACTGCCGTTGGTCGTCTTGCTCTCTATTCTAATACTACAGGTGAGTTCAACATTGCGGTTGGCAACGGAACGTTGGAGAACAACACCACCGCCAGCAACAACACTGCCGTGGGGTATCAGGCGGGGTATGCGAATACTACTGGTGATAATCTAACATCGGTCGGAACTACCGCAGGTTACTCAAATACGACTGGTCGCTTTAATACAAACATTGGTAAAAATGCAGGTTACTCAAACCAAACAGGCGCTAACAATACGACTGTTGGTAACGGCGCTGGTCAAAATAATACCGCAGATAGCCTAACTGCTGTTGGTAGTAATGCGGCTACAGCAAATACAACTGGTGCAAACAACATAGCAGTAGGTAAAGAAGCTCTGACACGAAATACAACAGGCGCTTCTATAGTTGCAGTAGGTACTGATGCACTAGCTTTCAACACCACCGCCAACAACAACACGGCAGTTGGGTATCAGGCTGCTTATGCTAATACTACGGGGACAAACTTAACGGCAGTTGGGCATGGCGCACTAGACGCAAACACTACTGGTTATAATAATTCCGCATTAGGTGTATCAGCTTTATCCTCCAATACTTCTGGTATTAATAATACGGCAAGTGGGCAAGGCTCCTTACTTGCTAGCACAACAGGCTCCTACAACACGGCTGTTGGTATGTCTGCCCTAGCCGCAAACACCACCGCCGGCGCCAACACAGCGGTTGGGTATCAGGCTGCGTATAATAATACTACGGCAGGTGGCACTACTGCTGTGGGTATGCAAGCGGGTTACGCAAATACTACTGGAACTCGACTAACTGCGCTTGGACTTAGTGCTGCTCTCCAAAACACAACAGGAGGTTACAATACCGCAGTTGGCTATCAAGCCTTGAGATCAAACCAAACAGGCGAAAGTAACGTGTCTGTTGGTGAAAACTCGATGTACTACAACACGGGTAACTTCAATACGGCTGTTGGTCGTACATCGTTGTTAAATAACACAACAGGGTCATACAACACAGCGATTGGCTATAGAGCGTTGGACGCTAACACTACTGGAGTTAATACCGCAATCGGTGCCGATGCGCTGGGCGGAAACACTACTGGCACGGATAACGTCGCTGTTGGTGGGACAAACGGAGTAACTGTAGGCTCTGCTCTTGGGTCGAATACGACAGGTAACTATAACATTGCTGTGGGAACGGGCGCACTTAACGCCAACACCACCGCATCTGGCAACGTAGCCGTTGGTTATCGTGCAGCTTATGCAAATACTACATCTGGTGGTCAGGTCGCTGTTGGTGAATACACACTAGAAGACGTTACTTCTGGTTACGAAAACACGGCGGTGGGTTCACTTGCTGGGCGCAACATCACAACGGGTATTGGTAACACTACTGTTGGTCGTGAAAGTATGTTGAGCCTAACGACAGGTAGCCAGAACACTGCGGTTGGTAAGTTAGCGATGCGTAATACCACCACGTCGAGTAACAACGTTGCATTCGGGCAAGAAGCTCTGCGCCTCAATTCTTCAGGCGGCAACAACGTAGCTGTTGGTTTTGAAAGTTTGTATAGCAATACTTCCGCATCCAATAACACCGCAGTTGGGTATCAGGCTCTTTATGCTAATACTACAGGCACCCCTAACCAAGCCTTTGGCTATGCCGCTTTAGACGCAAACACTACTGGCTCTGATAACAACGCTTTTGGCTATGCCGCTTTAGGGGCAAACACCACCGCAAGCGGAAACACTGCAATGGGGCATGTTGTTTTAGATGCCAACACTACTGGCGGCTACAACACAGGCTATGGTGGGGCGGCATTGTCTGATAATACCACAGGTCAATACAATACCGCTGTTGGATATAGCGCACTGCAAGATAACACCACCGCAAGCGGAAACACTGCGGTTGGGTATCAAGCAGGTAGACAGGCCACTACAGGCATAAGAAACGCATGGTTTGGTTTTCAGGCTGGTCAAGGCGCCACCACAGCCACAGATAACCTCTTTGTGGGCTATAAAGCAGGGTATGTAACCACAGGCTCTAACAACTGCCACGTTGGGACACTTGCGGGGCAATCTAATTCAACAGGTCATTCTACAGCTTACCTTGGTACTGAGGCAGGATATTCCGCAACAGGGACTAATAACACTTTTGTAGGGCGTGCATCAGGTTACTATGTAACTTCAGGTGCTTCAAACACCATCCTAGGCCGCTACAACGGCAACCAAGTCAGTTTGGACATCCGCACCTCAAACAACAACGTAGTCCTGTCTGATGGGGATGGTAATATAGCTTTTTACAGGGCATCTAACGGCAACACGTTTCTTAGCGGTAGAGTTGCAACGGCTGTAAATAGTATAGGCCATATATTTGAAGGCG